GTGCAAGATGCAGATTTCAACCTATCGCAGTTTGGTATGTTCTTACAGAACGACACACTATTCCTTACAGTGCATTTGAACGATATCGTGGAAAGGATTGGCAGGAAACCAATGAGTGGTGATGTGATAGAGTTTCCTCACATGAAGGAAGATTATTCTCTGGACGAAAGCGTGCCAATCGCACTGAAGAGATACTACGTGGTAGAAGATGTGAACAGGGCCGCGGAAGGATTCAGTCAAACATGGTGGCCACATCTGTTGAGATTGAAGATGAAAACTCTAGTAGATTCACAAGAATTCAAAGACATCATAGGTGACGCGACAACCACAGGATCGGTCGCCAGTTACATGAGCACATACAACAGGGAGAAAACCATCAACGATCAGATCGTTGCACAGGCAGAGCAGGATGCACCAAAGGCGGGATTCAACTACAAGCAATATTATGTTGCACCAATCGATGAAAGAGGTAACATCAGGACAGAAAATGTTAACACTGAAGCACAGAGAGCCAGCAGTGATAACACGGTGAATGCCACAATAGACACACCAGCAAGTTCACACTACGGATTCTACCTAGATGGAGATGGTGTGGCACCCAACGGAAATCCTGCAGGATTTGGTATCACATTCCCAACGTCTGGCGTTGACCAAGGCGATTACTTCTTGAGGACAGATTTCTTACCCAACAGATTGTTCCGTTATGACGGAGTCAGATGGGTCAAAATTGAAGACAGTGTGAGAATAACTACAACGAACAATGATTCTAGATCAAACTACAAAACAAGTTTCGTCAACAACACAACGGAATCAACAATAAACGGATTAACGGTCAAACAGAGACAGTCATTGACAGATGCACTGAAACCAAAGGCTGACAATTAAGAATGCTACACTTTTACGAAGGACAGGTTAGGAAATTTCTCACTCAATTCATTAGGATCTTGAGCAATTTCTCCGTGGAGACCGGTAAAGGCAGTGACGGTTCCGTGCAACTAAGGGCAGTGCCGGTGGTGTACGGAGATCCAACAAGACAGGTGGCGAACATAATCAGGAACAACTCAGAGAACGCACTACAGTATGCACCGAGGATTGCGGCGTATGTCAGAGAACTGAATTACGACAGGGATAGGATGCAGAATCCTTATCACATAGAGAAACAGCATTTGAGAGAAAGAGGCATAGATTCAGACGGCAACTACACCAATGAGATGGGTGCAGGCTACACAGTTGAAAAGGTGATGCCATCACCATTCAGGATGGAAGTGTCGGCGGATATTTGGACCACGAACACAGATCAGAAACTACAGATCATGGAACAGATATTGTATCTTTTTAATCCAGACTTCGAGATACAGAAAACAGACAACTACATTGATTGGACCAGTTTGAGTTACGTTGAATTGACAGGAACAACTTTCAGTTCTAGGACCATACCCGTGGGTGCAGATTCGGAGATAGATGTTGCAACACTGACGTTCTCAATGCCCATATGGCTATCACCACCAGTGAAAGTCAAGAAACTGGGTGTTGTACAAAAAATTATAATGAGCATATATGACGATGACGGCGGCATAGCCAAAGGATTGATAGACGGGGAACTTACATCTAGGAGTTACATCACACCAAATAACTTTGGATTGTTAGTTACAGGTAATCAACTAAGATTATTAGGTTCAACGGGTACAAATGTTAAATCAGGAGGAGATGGATTCCACACAGGAGCGAATGAACCAAGTAACTATGATCCATTTGAAACATTTGGTCCAGCGGTCAATTGGAAAGTTCTACTCGATCAGTATGGCAAGGTCACAAATGGCACATCACAGATAAGATTGACACAACCAAACGGAAACGAGATAGTTGGCACCATAGCGACGTCAACGCTGGATGACACTATTTTATTGTACACAATAGACGGAGACACAATACCAAGCAACTCACTGACAGCGGTCAAGAAGATCATAAATCCTGCAACCTTTGATCCAGGCACACCTGTGAATGGTGATAGGTATCTGGTGATCAATGATGTTGGAGACTCAACGGCCAGTTTCCAGAGTCAAACCTGGGGTACACTGGTGGCCAGCGTTGGTGACATCATCGAATACAACAGTTCAACATCCAAATGGAATGTGGCCTTTGACGCATCGAATCCAGATTCAACACAACACTACGTGACCAACCTAAACACGGGCATACAGTACAGGTTCAATGGCACGGAATGGGTCAAATCATACGAGGGTGTGTACACACAAGGTAATTGGAGCATAGTGCTTGACGGTGGTGCAGATCCAGGATACAACTCAAGCCTTGACGCCACGACCCCATAGTTGTTATAATATAGCATGAAAGAAAACATAGTTTGTTCGGGTGCCCTGTTCTATGCAACCAGCACCAAACGTTTCCTGTTCCTACAGAGGACTGACAAGAAAACACAAGGCATGTGGGGACTGGTTGGCGGTAAGAGCAAATTCACGGAAAGTGCATTCGAGGGACTGAAGCGTGAGATCGAGGAAGAGACGGGCAGTTTACCCAAATTCAAGAAAGTCATACCGTTGGAGATGTTCACGTCAAACGATCAGAAGTTCTTCTTCCACACATATCTCGTGGCCATAGATGCAGAATTCATTCCTAAACTAAATGAGGAACATTCAGGTTATTGCTGGACCGCGTTTGAGTGCTGGCCCAAGAATCTACACATGGGTCTGAAAAATACTTTGAATAATAAAAGTATAAAAGGCAAGTTGCAGACTATATTAGATTTAATAGTATAAGCACGGCTATCACACCATACAAGACATATATCCTATAAAGCATACAGATCTTGCATTCAAAACCTGTCAGCCAGAATCTCAGTTTCTTCTTCCAGAACCATTCTAATTGTGCAAGTGTTTGTTTATACTCCATACCTGTGCCTATATACCCCGAACGCCTGTAGGCACTGATGATCTGTGAGGTTGGTGTCCCATAGTGCTATCACGCCATAGTCGCCGTCCCAGTGGCTGTCATAGGTGGTGTTCTCGCCAAAGTGCCTGAAGTTGAAATCGTTCTCCATCTGACTGGCCGCACCACTCGAACAATCTATGTTGCCATAACTGCCCGTGTCCTGGTTGATACCTCGTTCGAACCATGTCACAAGGTTGCTGGCGGTCCTGCCAATCACACAGGTCCAAACATTGGTGTATGACCCAAAGGTATTGGCGCCGTTCACAGCGAACCAGTTGTTGCAGTTGGTAATGGTCTCCGCCCTGTCAACACCGTCCGTTCCACCGAAGTTCACGAAACCCTGGTACGCTCCAGCGGTAAAACTAGTGAAAGGCCTGCTCTCGTCCTGGTGAGTTCTCAACCATATCATGCAGGTACCTCCTGCCCTGGGTTGTGTGAAATTGTTGTCTATTGATATCATGTCGTCTGTGCCATCGCAGGTTATTATGCCACCAAATGAACTACTATATGCGGCACCGTTGACGAGATCTCCGTCATATGTAGATCCTCCCGATCCTAAATTTGAAAAGGTTGTTCCTGATCCTGAATAACAAGATGCATCGCCCCAATCCAACAGCACCTCTGGGTTGCTTAATTGACTGATTCTTTCTTGGTATCCACCTGCTGTTGCCGCCGCAATCATTCCTGGCATTATGAATGTGCTCCAACGTATGCACCGTAAAGCGTTGAACCCACGTACCATAATTCGATCGTGTTGAACCCCGAAGTGGCCAGTGTTGGTGCAACTCCGCCCGCCCACTGCATGGTTGGCCAAGTCACTGCGTAGTTACTTCCGTCATCGATCATCAGTGTCATTCTGTGACCCGATGCCCAATTGGACAGTGTGAATGTCGTTGCCTGTCCTAACGTGATGGTCTGTATTCCTCCTGTTGTGGGATCTAATGCTACCGATGCCGCCGCTGATAATGAATTTACTGTGTCTTTGATGCTTGTAGCAGATAAAACTGATGTGAACGTCTTCGCTCCTGTTATGGTCTGTTCTGTTGACACCAACACCGTGTCAGCCGTGGAGGCACCCGCTGATCCCCTCAGCATGTGTACCCTGTATCCGTTCACCGTGGTGCTTGATCCAGAGGTTGATGCCGCTTTAACCGTGACAGATGTTCCTGATAGGCTGGCTGTGAAATCCAATTGATCAGTACCTTTCGTTGACACTATTGGTCCAGTACCAATGTAGGCTTCGTCGTTGGCAACCACCATGACCTCAGATATGCTGGCCGCACCCTCCGTGGCGTTGTAACCAGTGAACACATAGAAAGCACCTGTGTAATCCGATGTGTTGAACGAGTCAACTGTCGTGGCAGTTGAACTGACTGTTGTGGCTTCTACAACATTGACGTTTGTACCCGTTGACGCCGACTCATCATCGGCCAATAGAATCCTGTATACAGTCACACGGCAGTTGGGTGCCTGGGCTGATGCTTTCAACACAACTTCTGTGCTGTCCACTTCTGCGGTCAGTGTGATTAGGTCATTGTTGCCGGTGTTGACTGTTCCGTATTGAGTGATGTAAGCGTTGGAGCCATCATGCACTACAAGTGCTTCCGTGTTTGATAACTCGCCTGTCGTGGCGTTGTTTACTGAAATGTAATATTTGGCTCCTCTAGCGGACGCCAATGCGAATCCGTCTATCTTTTCAGCCGCACTGTCCACGTCCGAGTTGACACCTATGGTTATATTACCTGTCGTTCCTGCTGTGGAGTTGTCACCCAAACCTATCCTGTATATGGAAACGGAGTTGACCACACTTCCACCTGTTCCCAACAGTCTTGCATTACCACTTATAACATC